AAGTCGGAAACCCGAACCCCAGGACGTGCTTGACACTCCTGGGGTTTTCCTTTATAATAGGTTCAAGTCAGACAAACGAGAGTGACCTCTGACCCAAAAGCAAACTGCTATCTAATTATGTCTAATTTTCGTAAACTGCCAACAGCATCTTCTTGTCCTGATGTTGATTGGTTTAAGGACCTTTCTCTTCCTGAGGGACGGACCTTTGTATGTACTGGTCGTAAAAAGATCAAACTTGATCAAATTGAACGAACTAATGCTGAAGGGCAAGTCGTAAACATTGCGCGTGAGCTTGGAACGAATAAAGAAAACGTTCAAGACTTGGCCAATAATATCAAGATCAATGGTGTTCTTCTTGATGCTCAACCTCCGTTTGTGGGAACTAATTCTCAACTCTTTGATGGATTTACTCGTACTGAGGGAATCATCGGTATGGGTTTGGAGTATTGGGTATTCAACGTTGTAGAACCGAAGGAAGGTTTTACCTGGAGTGATGTGTGGGATGAGATTGGTCTTGGTGCCAATAACCATCCACCCAGTAAGTCTGCCACTCGTGGAGATTTTACTAAAGCACTTGCACGTTGGGTTGCAACTCAAGAGCAAGAACCTACTCAGGGACAATGTGTTGATTGGATTAATAACATCCCACATTCTTTCTCTCAAGAGATTGTCACTAATATTGCTCAAAAGGTATTGAAAACTCAACGTGCTTCTAATACAGTTGAATCTTTTGATGCTAAATCTGTTACTGCAAAAGTTAAGCAAAAACTTAATCTTACAAATCGTTCAGAAGTTATTCCTTTCAATTTGAGTGGGAATAATACATATCTTAAGAGAGCTGCATTTGATGTACTTGAATGTATTGCTAATCCTAAGAAGAGTGAACGAGTTGGTGTTGGATTTGTCAAGGATATTCCTGCGGAGGAAATCAGCACAGTTCGTGAAGAAGGTTTGAAGAGTATTGAGAAGATCAATGATCTGTTTGAAGCAGCATTTCAAGTTCGTATGAAACGTGGTGATGATTTTAAACTCCTTGATATTAAGTATATGATGCCTCAAGTAATTGATGTTGAGACATCTTTGATTCTTGTTGAGAAAACCGACTAAAAAATTACGGGGTTCACTACCCCGTTTTTTTATGTTCTATGCTATAAATATATCGGATGCCTTCGGGGTCCACACAATCAAATCTCGCTTTAAAAGGAGAAGTACAAATGACTAATTTAATGAAGTATAACGCCGCCAACATGAATCAGTTGATTGAGCGTATAAATAAGAACAGCATCGGTATGGATGAATATTTTGATCGTTTGTTTTCGCTGCATGAAACAACGACAAACTATCCTCCATACAATTTAGTTCAAGTCTCAAATGTAGAATCTCGACTTGAACTTGCACTCGCAGGGTTTAAGAAGAAGCAGGTAAATGTCTACACACAAGACGGAAAACTCTTTGTCGAAGGACAACGAGAAGATGGAGAAACTGGAACCGAATACATCCATAGAGGAGTGGCTCAACGATCATTCACAAGATCTTGGACACTGGCAGAGGATACGGAAGTTAGATCAGTTGAATTTGAGGATGGGTTACTATCGATAGTCCTTGGCAGGATTGTTCCACAACATCATCAAAGGAAAGATTGGTTCTAAATACTATTGAATATCGTCGCCGCAGAGGGGCAACTGGCACAATCCAGTTGACGCTCCTCTTTTTTATTGCTAGAATATAGATGAGGAAATACTGAGTTATGACTATTAAACTTTTGCTTTTGAAGTCTGGTGAAGACATGATTGCCGACATCACTGAGATGGCATATGGTGAAGGTGAAAACCGACGAGTTGTTGGTTATTATCTAAATAAACCTTGTGTGATTAAGATGCGTGACCCTAACATGCTTGAAGATCAGAGTGAGGGTAGGGGACGTAAAGCTGGATTTGAAGTGTCTTTGTTCCCGTGGATGCCTTTGTCTGCGGAAGAGAATATTCCTATTCCTGCCGATTGGGTTGTAACAATGGTAGAACCCACTATTAAACTAAAAGAAATGTATGTTGAGGACATTGTAGAACAATATGGAAAAAATAATCAAAGCAATAGTTCTGACGAACAAGCAAGTTCTAGTGAGTCAGATTGATGAAGTTGGTGCTGATGTTGGTGAACCAGATTGCAAACTGACCAATCCTTATATGTTGAAGGATGATGGTACAATGGAACCCTGGTTGCTCAGTGTCTCTCGTCAAGACGTTTTTATGATCAGTTCTGATAAGATCCTAACCCTTACAGAACCAATGCCCACCCTAGTTGAAAAGTACGAAGAGTTAACTAAGTAATGCGTTTCTACACTAATGTTCAGTTGATTGGTAATCAGTTCCTCGTTCGGGGAGTTGAGAATGGTAGAAGGTATGAACACAGAGATGAGTTCTTTCCTACTCTGTATGTGAAATCTAAAAGAGATTCAAAGTATCGGACATTAAGTGGAGAACCTGTAGAAGAAGTGCATCCTGGTACAGTTCGGGATTGTCGTGAGTTCTATAAGAAGTATGATGAGGTTGATGGATTTGCTATCTACGGTAATGATCGTTATATCTATCAATACATCTCAGAAAAGTATCCTGAAGATGAAATCAAGTTTGATATCAGTCAAATCAAACTAGTAACTCTTGATATTGAGACCACTGCTGAGTATGGATTTCCTGATGTAGAGTCTGCACAGGAAGAGATTCTTGCGATTACAATTCAGGATTATACTACCAAGGATATTATTACTTGGGGAGTCAAACCCTTTATTAATAAGCAGAAGAATGTTACCTATCATTATTGCCCCTCGGAGCAAGAACTTCTAAATCACTTCATCAACTATTGGATGCAGGACGTTCCTGATGTGGTGACTGGATGGAATGTTCAGTTGTTTGACATTCCGTATATCTGCAAACGACTCAATCGTGTATTGGGTGAGAAGTTGATGAAGAGACTATCTCCTTGGGGTCTTGTCACGGAGAACAAGATTTTTGTTAAAGGTAGAGAACAACTCAGTTATGATGTTGGTGGACTCACGCAACTTGATTATCTTGACTTGTATAAGAAGTTTACATACAAGGCACAAGAATCATACCGTCTTGACTACATAGCTGAAGTGGAGTTAGGTCAAAAGAAACTAGACCACTCTGAATTTGATACCTTTAAAGATTTCTATACTAAAGGTTGGCAGAAGTTTATTGAATATAACATCGTTGACGTAGAACTTGTTGACCGTCTGGAAGACAAGATGAAACTGATTGAACTTGCATTGACTATGGCATATGATGCCAAGGTCAACTATAATGATGTGTTCTATCAGGTCCGTATGTGGGACAATATCATCTACAATTATCTGAAGAAACGGGATATTGTTATCCCACCAAAGATTAGGTCTGACAAAAACGAAAAGTACGCAGGTGCTTATGTCAAAGAACCGATTCCAGGAAAGTATGATTGGGTTGTCAGTTTTGACCTTAACTCTCTCTACCCTCATCTCATTATGCAGTACAATATCTCGCCAGAGACCCTTCTGGAGGAGAGACATCCCACAGCAACAGTGGATAGAATACTTAATGAGGAGATAAACTTTGAGTTGTATAAGGATAATGCGGTGTGTGCAAACGGTGCCATGTATCGCAAAGATGTTCGTGGGTTCCTACCAGAACTTATGGATAAGATGTATGGTGACCGTGTAATCTTCAAGAAACGAATGCTTCAGGCAAAGCAGCAATATGAAAAGACTCCTACTAAGGCACTGGAGAAAGAGATCGCCCGTTGTAACAATATCCAGATGGCTAAGAAGATCTCACTCAACTCTGCTTATGGTGCTATCGGTAATCAGTATTTTAGGTACTATAAACTGGCCAATGCGGAGGCGATTACGCTTTCTGGTCAAGTCTCTATCCGTTGGATTGAGCAGAAGATGAATGATTATCTAAATAAACTGTTGTCTACAACCGAAGAGGATTACGTAATTGCATCTGACACAGATTCAATTTATCTTAATCTTGGACCTATTGTTGATAAATTTTTTGGTCACAAGTCTGGTGATAAAACTGCAGTTGTGGAATTACTTGATAAGATCTGCCAAGACAAACTGGAACCGTATATCGATACGTGCTACCAGAACTTGGCGACGTATGTTTCAGCATACGACCAAAAAATGCAAATGAAACGTGAGAACATTGCTGATCGTGGAATCTGGACTGCAAAGAAAAGATATATCCTAAATGTGTGGAACAGTGAGGGTGTTGCTTATGCAGAACCTAAACTCAAAGTCATGGGTATTGAGTCGGTAAAATCATCAACTCCTGCACCTTGCCGCAAAATGCTCAAGGATGCGTTCCAGATTCTCATGACTGGAACTGAAGATGATATGATTGCATTTATTGATAAGAGTCGTGAGGAGTTTAAGAAACTTCCACCAGAACAAGTATCATTTCCTCGTTCTGCTTCTGATGTTGTAAAGTATAAATCCTCCTCTGACATTTATATTAAAGGAACTCCCATTCATATTCGTGGAGCACTACTGTTTAATCACTACATTAAAGAAAAGAAACTTACTAACAAGTATTCTTTGATTCAAAATGGTGAGAAGATTAAGTTCTGCTATCTGAAGAAACCAAATATCATTCATGAGAATATCATCTCATTCATTCAGGACTTTCCAAGGGAACTCAATCTTGACAAGTATGTAGACTATGACCTACAATTTGAAAAGTCCTTTGTAGAACCCCTGAAAGCAATCCTTGATGCTATCGGCTGGAATGTCGAAAAAACTGTAAACCTAGAACTATTTTTCTCCTAATGGACCTGCCTATCAACGATAAAGAACTTGCTACCATTGTCAGCGCGTTACGATTGGGTGGTGATGCAGCACTTTATCAGAAGATGACTAGAATTAAAGAGATCCGCGATGCTAACCCAGGTGGACCTTACAAGAAAATTGCCCGTGAAGAATTTGGATTTGTAATTTAATGGATTTTTTAAAAGAGATTGTAAAAGAGATTGGAGATGACTTCACAAAAGTCGCAAGAGATATTGACGAAACTGAGAACTTTGTTGATACAGGTTCGTACATTTTTAACGGACTTGTTTCAGGGTCTATATTTGGTGGTGTATCTGGGAATAAGATTACTGCCATTGCTGGGGAGTCTAGTACTGGAAAAACTTTTTTCTCTCTTGCTGTCGTCAAGAACTTCCTTGATGCTAACCCTGATGGTTATTGTCTATATTTTGACACTGAAGCCGCTGTTAACAAGAGTCTTATCGCAAGTCGTGGGATAGACTTAGATCGTCTGGTTGTTGTAAATGTTGTTACAATTGAAGAGTTTAGGACCAAAGCACTGAAGGCAGTAGATATATACCTTAAGAAACCAGAAGACGAACGCAAACCCTGTATGTTTGTGTTAGACTCTCTGGGTATGCTTTCCACAGAGAAGGAGATCACTGACGCACTAAACGACAAACAAGTTCGTGACATGACCAAATCCCAACTGGTCAAAGGTGCATTTAGAATGTTGACTCTGAAACTTGGTCAGGCTAATATTCCACTAATCGTTACCAACCATACCTACGATGTCATCGGATCATACGTTCCCACCAAAGAAATGGGCGGAGGCAGCGGTCTCAAATATGCTGCGTCTACGATCATTTATCTCAGCAAAAAGAAAGAAAAGGATGGAACAGAAGTCGTTGGCAATCTTATTAAAGCTAAGACAGCAAAGTCGCGTTTAAGTAAGGAGAACAAGGATGTTACGATACGTCTTTATTACGATGATCGTGGTCTTGATCGATATTATGGTCTTCTTGAACTCGGTGAACTCGGTGGTCTCTGGAAGAACGTGGCAGGTCGTTATGAGATAGACGGTAAGAAAGTCTATGCCAAGGCAATCCTCAAAGATCCAGAAGTATACTTCACTCCAGAAGTGATGGAAAAACTAGATGCTATTGCTAAGGAGGAGTTTAGTTACGGTTCATGATTAAAGTTATAAAAACTGGAATCAACGTAAACAAAGTCATAGACCAACTTAAAAAATATCCACAGGACTGGGACCATCAGAAGAATCTGAAGGACTCCCAGTCCTTAGTTGATAGGGGATTTGCAGACTTGCCAGTTAGCGCACTTCAACTTATAATAGGTGGTGTCAAACACAAAGACGACTTTGTGGGAGACTCTGAGATCAACATCAAAACCCCTGCCTACGCACATCACAGTGAGATCAGAAAGATCATACGCAAACAGTTTAAGAATGCGGATATTCATCGGTGCGGTTTTCTTTCACTTCCTGTAGATGAGATTGTAGGAGCACATATTGATGAGGGAACTTATTACCTGAGCAGAAACAGGTATCATCTTTCTATACTTGGAAGGTATCAATATTTCTGCGGCAAAGAAACTGTCATCGTAGAACCAGGAACTCTTCTTTGGTTTAACAATAAACTACCTCACGGCACCGTTAACATCGGTGACGAGACCCGCATCACATTTGTATTTGATATTCCGCATGGACAAAGTTGAGATCCTAATTTTGAGAAATCTTCTCTATAATGAGGAGTATCTTCGTAAGGTAATTCCTTTTATCAAATCGGATTACTACGAAGATTCAAACCAGAGGATTGTGTTTGAGGAGATTGAAAAGTTTGTTCAGGAATACAATCAACCAGCAACTAAGGAAGTTCTTTGTATTGAGGTAGAGAAACGTCAGGATATTAACGATACTACATTTACTGAGATTACAAAACTGATTAGTTCTTTGGAAGATGTTCCAACTGATTATGAATGGTTATGTGATACTACAGAGAAGTGGTGTAGAGATCGTGCCATTTATCTGGCACTGATGGAATCCATCGCACTTGCAGATGGAAAGGATAAAGATAAAGATAGGGGTGCTATCCCCAGCATTCTGTCAAATGCTTTGGCAGTTTCCTTTGATACACATATCGGTCACGACTACTTGATTGATTATGAAGAAAGATACCAAGCGTACCACCGCAAAGAAGACCTCATTCCGTTCGACCTTGAGTATTTCAACAAGATTACGAAAGGTGGTCTCCCGAATAAGACACTTAACATTGCTCTTGCTGGCACTGGTGTCGGTAAAAGTTTGTTTATGTGCCATGTGGCATCTTCCGCCCTCTTGGGAGGGAAAAACGTACTATACATCACGCTTGAAATGGCTGAGGAGAAAATTGCAGAGCGAATTGATGCTAATCTCCTCAATGTCCCTATTCAGGAGATAACAGAACTTCCCAAAGTAATGTTTGAGGATAAGGTGACAAAACTTGCAAACAGAACTCAAGGATCCCTAATTATTAAAGAGTATCCAACAGCATCTGCACATGCAGGACACTTTAGGTCACTTCTTAATGAACTTGCACTTAAGAAGTCATTTAGACCTGATATTATTTTCATTGATTACCTTAATATATGTGCTTCCGAACGGTATCGCGGAAACAGCACTGTCAATTCATATAGCTATATCAAAGCAATTGCTGAGGAACTTCGAGGGTTGGCTGTTGAAGCAAACGTCCCTATCGTTTCTGCCACGCAGACCACTCGTTCTGGTTATGGTAGCAGTGACGTTGAGCTTACTGACACTAGTGAGTCCTTTGGTCTCCCTGCTACTGCTGATCTTATGTTTGCCCTTATTTCAACTGAAGATCTTGAGGGACTCGGGCAAATTATGGTGAAGCAGTTAAAGAATAGATATAATGATCCAACCATTCATAAACGTTTTGTGGTTGGTATTGATCGTGCCAAGATGCGTCTGTATGATTGTGAGCAGTCAGCACAAGATGACATTATTGACAGTGGTAAGGAAGAAGAGTATACTTATGAGGAAGCAAAACCAAAGAAATCATTTGAGGGATTCAAGTTTTGAACGGTTACTACTCTGTCTTTGATCCAGACGGTAAAAAGATCGCTGACTGTGGACAAGAAAGAGATGCAGTAAATCTCATTGGATCGAGAAATCGTACATGGGATGGACACTACTATCAGTTCAATCCTTTGCCTGGTGATATCATTGATGTTACTAATAGCAAACAACTTCCCACCCGTGACATCGTAGTCAATATGGACGGTGGCGTTGGTGGTAGTTGGGAAGAAGTAGAATACGTTGAGGTTGGTGGACAAAAACTACCAACTCAACAAAAACTCCCTCAAAATTGCCAAGAACCATTTATTCCAGATTTACATGACTAAAGTTGATACTGAAAAATACGTTGAATTTGTAAAAGGAGTCACCAGTGAACCAAGTTTAGACTATGGTGCCATGGCATCCCGTCTTGCAGAACTTGAGGTAATTGGAACTAATACTTCTCAGTTGCTCACTGCTGCTCTTGGTCTCACTGCAGAGTCTGGTGAGTTTACTGAGGTTGTAAAGAAGATTGTTTTCCAAGGTAAACCCTATAATGAAGATAATGTTTTTCATATGAAACGTGAACTGGGTGATATCTGCTGGTATCTTGCTCAGGCATGTATGGCACTTGACACAACCTTTGATGAGGTGCTAGAAATGAATGTGGATAAATTGAAGGCACGTTATCCTGGTGGTGAGTTTGACGTTCACTATTCTGAAAATCGTAAGGAGGGAGACCTGTGAGTTGCGACATTAACATTGATCTAAAACTAAATATCCACGATGCAGCACTTGTTCGTGCATATTTGTTTCAGCATACCAAGCAAGATAGTTATGAATTTCCATCACAAAGAACAGTGAGTATTCGTAAATTCATTCAACATCTGGATGAACAGATTGAAGCAAATCTTCCTGAAGATCACGATCACTGACCCTTCGGGGTTCTCGGGGTTATAGCTCAGTTGGTAGAGCGCCTGCTTTGCAAGCAGGATGTCAGGAGTTCGAGTCTCCTTAACTCCATAATAAATAAAACTAAAAAGTTATGGCATCCACAAGCCTAAATGAATCTTTAGCATGTGTTGCATTAGGATATGTGACATATAAGAATGATCATAGTCTTGAAGATTTTCATAAAATGATTACTCAAACCAGTGGAAATTTGTGGAATCAAGTAATATCTAGATGTGAACTTTCTGATAGAGCAATAAACACTTATAGAAGTGCTTTTCCAGATAAGAATGGATCTATGGATCCATGGATTTCTACATCATATAGAACTGCTGACCAAATAGTAAAATCACTTAAATTGCAAAATCTTAGAGATTATAAATTTGCAAAAGTTGAAAAGGATAGAAATAATAGAGCATATCTTTTAAAACAAAGAGCAACATCTGCTATTAAAGCATACTCTAAAGAGGTGATGAAAGCACCTGGCATTCTTGCCACATTAAATGCCGATAAAGTAAACATCGGTGATATAATGATTATCAAAAATAATTCTCAAATTTTTAATACTATTGAAGAGTTAGTAGAAAATACAGATGTCACTGCTTCTAAACTCAAAAGATCAATACTTGAAAATGAAAAAGAATTTCTTACCATGGAGAGATATAGAAACTTGATGGTGGAAGCATGGAAAGATAATGAAATATATTCCGTTTCTCTAAAACAGCTTGACGAAAGATCTGATACTATTCCAGTAAAAATTTCTAATCTACCATCTTCTCTCTCAAGAACAGTAAAGGAAAGAGAGCAAGATGAATTTGCAGCATATATTTCATATTTGATTCGTATTGCAAAAAAAGGCACCACATATAAACAATTTGAAGATGCTGTTAATGAATTTGTAGATATTAAACCAGTAACATTTACTGCTCAAGATAGATTGCTTGTTTACTTTGATCTAGTTTATAAAAAGGAAGAGAGAAAAAAATATCATATCTTTACCAATTTTGGAACAGGTAATGCTATTCATTTTGTTCCAAAAGGATCTAAATCCGCAAGTGGTGAGGGTGGTATCACTGTAAATTATTTTTATACATTGGTCAAAAATTTTCCAAAGTTAAAAGTATTTTTTAAAGAATTAGCAGATGCTAGAATATACCACTTTGAACAAGCATGTAAAAAAAATAATTTAAACTCCAAAGATATAAACAGAGACCTTGGATCAAATTCTATGTACTCTGGTAAGTACGATTCCTCTTTATATTTGGCAAAAAATTATGAGGACCTTGCTAATAAGATGTTTAGTGGCAAAAATGCTTACGGATATCTAAGTAAAAATGATGCAGAACTAACTTCAAATGCACAAGCATTTTCTGATTTTTTTGATAGTTACACTGCATACTTATCTAAGACACCAGGATCTATGGGAAAGTTTCTTGGTGTTGCAAAAAAATCTAAAGTTGCAATGCAAGGTAAAATATCTAAAATTAAAAAAGATATAGAGAAGGAAACAAAGAAAAAAGGATTCCTAACAAAAGAAGAAAAAATAAAAGTCCTCGACAAATACAAAACACCGTTTGTTACAGAGTACAAAAAATCATATGCTTTGTTATGTAATGCAGAATTTGGATTCTTTTTTGCAGAGCATCAGGCAGATGTAGAAGAGATACTTAAGAAGCAAGTGCTATTATCTTTCTATGCTGCAGCGAGTGGAAGAGGATATATAATTTTTGATGGTAAGAGATTTTCTGAAGATGATATCTATGAAAAGAGTGTAGCACCTCCTCCATTTCTTAAGGTTGGAATGTAATTTAATAAATAATGTATAAGGATTATCAATATAGATGAAAAGTTTCTTTCAGTTTCTGAATGAGGCTCAGTCGCAAGCAAGTATGCAGGCGAAAAAACTGAACCTTGTAAGTGATGGCCATGGTGGTTGGTTGGACTCCCGTGGAAAATTTGTTGCGACTACTGAAGATGGTAAGCTGAAGTTTGTTGATAAAAAGAAAGCAAAAGGTCAAGAAGAACCAACTGCAAAACCAAAAGCAGCACAAGCAGAACCCGAAGCAAAGTCTAAGAAACCTGCACCCCAAACAACTGGTGCTGCAACAGCAAAAGCAGGTGAAGGAGATCAGGTTGGCACAGAGACTTCAGAAGTTCTGACTGTTGCATTTGGTCGTTTCAATCCACCAACTGTAGGTCACGGTAAACTTTTATCTGCTGCAAAGAAAGCATCACAAGGTGGAGACCTAAAAATATATCCTTCACGGTCACAAGATCCTAAGAAGAATCCATTGGATCCTGACATGAAGATTTCGTTTATGAAAAAGATGTTCCCTGATTATGCAGAGAACATTATTAATGACGATGAGATGAGATCTATTTTTAATGTTCTTACCACAGCATCAGAACAAGGATATAAAGATGTTAATATCATTGTAGGATCAGATCGTCAAGCAGAGTTTGAGAATCTAGCAACCAAGTATAATGGAGATCTTTATGACTTTGAAAACATCCGTGTCATCTCTGCAGGTGTAAGAGATGCAGATGCTGAGGGTGTTGAGGGAATGTCAGCATCTAAGATGAGAAAGGCAGTTGTTGATGGAGACTTCAAAGCATTTCGTCGTGGAACTCCAAAAGATTTGAATGATGGTGACACTCAGGCACTGTTTGATGCAGTCAGATCTGGTATGGGAATCAAAGCAAAGAAAAAAGAAGTTGCAGAGATGTGGGAGATTGCACCTAAGTGTGATCCAAGAGGATTGAGAGATAATTATGTTTCTGGTAATATCTTTAATATTGGTGATATTGTAGAAAACTTGAACACTGGTCTTATTGGTAAGATCGTTCGTCGTGGAACGAATCATCTTATCTGCGTAACCAAGGAAGATCATATGTTCAAGTCTTGGATTCGTGATGTAATGGAGGCAGTGCAAAACTATCCAGGTCCATCTGGTGTTCCCTCTGACCAAAGACTAGTAGGAACTGATGCTCATCGTGAATATGTAATGAGACTCACGGGAACTGCTGGTATCAAAAATTTAATAAATAAGTATAAGAAAAAGAAGTAGTCGCATCCCCATGTCTGGAATTCACTTGAATGATCTCTCCAAAATCTACAGAGAGCAAATCGTAGAAAAAAAGGATGATACATATCTGGAACCAGATATGAAGAAGCGTCAAGCAAATAATGAGAAAGCACGTAAAGATATGAAGAAGATGGGTTCTATGAGTAACCCACATTTCGGAGATGGTCCTACGGGTAGTATGTCTTCTGAAGCACTTGATCCTGTTGGTAAGGAAGACGGTGATGTCAATAATGACGGTAAGAAAGACGGAACCGATAAGTATCTGATGAATCGCCGCAAGGCAATTGGTAAGGCAATCAAGAAAAAGATTTCTGAAGAGAAGAAAAAACTTCCTTATGGAAAAATGTACCGCAAGGCAGGCAACCTTGGACGTGACGGAAGTCCTGAGGCAATGGAACGTTCTAAGAAAATCACTGGTGTGATGAATAAGAACGCTGAAAGAGTTGCTGCTCATCGTGAAAGAGATGATGCTGCCAAGGATGCTAAAGATGCAAGAAGGGCTGCTGAAAAGGACAGACAGGCAAAGGCAAAAATGAAAGAGGAATTCATTCCTGAGGTTATGTCAGATGATATGGATGACAAACCCATCAAGGAAAAGAAAGTAAAGAATGTTATTAAGATTAATCCTAAATTGGGTGAGTCCGTGAAAGAGATTGGTGGTGAACTGATTGAAGCAGTTGAAATCTTTGATATCCTTGAAGAGATTACTGATCAGGAACTGAGATTCATCTCTGATAAAATGATTGATGAGATTGTAGAAGAGTTCTTCCTTGAAGCAGCAGAGCAAGATGAGGATCTTGAAGTTCTGCAGCAAAATCTCTGTGAGTCTATTGATCTGTCAATTAGTCTTCTCCTGGAGCAAGATGCTGGTGCGGAAGCACGCAAGCGTTTAGGCAGTGGTCCTTCCAGAGCATCTGTCATGGACAGAGTAAAGTCTGCTGTTAAGAAACACGGTCCAACTGTAAAGGCAGGACTTAAGAAAGCAGGTAAGGCAGTTGCAAGAGGTGCTGGATATGCTGCTGGTGCTGCAGTAAGAGGAGCAAAGGCAGCAGGTAGAGAGTTCTCTAAGGGATATGAAAGAGGAAGACAAGGTTCTTCTGATTCTTCATCTTCCTCAGATTCAGAATCATCATCCACTCCTAAGAAGAAAGGACCAGGACTACTTGGTAGGATTAAATCTAAGTTGAAGAAAGGTATTGGCATGGCAGCAAGATCAATATCTAGAGGTGCTAGAAATGTAGCACGTAAGATGGATGAGGAAATCATCAACGAAAGAGGTGACTTTTGGAATCCAGATCCTGATGAGGATAGAAAACTTGGTGGACCTGGTGCAAACCAACGTGCCCGTGAGGATCGTGGATCTTCAAAACCTGCTGCTAAGAAAGACTACAGTAAGTCACTGAAACCAGGTGAATCTTACATGCAGTTTGCCAAGAGAAAGAAGGCAGAGAAAATGAGAAGGGAAGAAGTTGAGAACGTAGAAGAACTATACAAAGGTAAGCACGGTCAGACTGATAAGCAGTATGCTGACTCTCGTTCTCAGGGTGGCAAGATGGTCTCTGGTGACTCCAAGATGAGTGGTGCTGAATACACCCACGGTCGCAGAGTCAAGGCAGCAAACCCTGGTATGCAACCTGATGTAGGTGGCAAGACCAAACCCAAGTCTCAAGGTAAAATGGACAAAGGCACCCGTGCCGACCTTGAGTATCGTAAGGCAAATCTGAAGAAAGAAGAGGCATCAATGTCTCCTCAAGAGGTTCAACTTCAGAAGAAAAAGGCAATGATTGATAAGATGATTGCTACCAAGAGAATGCAGGGCCTTAAGAAGTCTGCTTCTACAGAACCAGCAAAGGCAATGGGTGAAGAAGCATCAG